GACTTAGGAAAATTGTTTGGTGAAGCAATTGCAAAGAAAATTGATTTAGACTTAACTGCACTGTTTGGTGGTTTTTCAACTACTGTTGGATCAGCATCAACAACAATGTCTGCTTCATTAATTTTCCAAGCAGTAGCAAAACTAAGAGCGGCTGGTGTTCCGGGCGATGACCTCGCTTGTGTTATACACCCACAAGTTGCATTTGACTTGAAATCTGGTTTAACAAATACTTTTGCTAACCCTAATCCGGGTGTTGGTAATGAAGCATTGAGAACTGGTTTTGTAGGTCAGATCGCTGGTGTTGATGTTTATGAAACATCAAACATAGCTGACTCATCTGGTAATGAACCGGGAACTACTGGTGATTACAAAGGTGCAGTTTTCCACAGAGACGCACTAGGTTTAGCAATGATGCAAGACCTTAAAATCGAACAACAAAGAGATGCCTCAATCAGAGGTACGGAATTAGTTGCAACAGCAGTTTATGGTGTTGGTGAACTAATCGATGGACATGGTTGTGAGATCGAAGCTGATTCTACAATCCAGTAATTTTACTAGATTTTAGATCAACAACTAGGGGGGAGAGTACCTTTCCTCTCCCTCCAATTTATTTAACAAGGATTTTATTATGGCATTTGCAACAAGATCAGATTTATTAGTATATCAGCCTGATATAGGCGATATGGGTTTATCGACAAGTGAGCAAGACGCATTTGTAACTCAAGCAATTGCAGATGTGCAAAGAGATATTAGAAACAGATGGTGGTCTGTTTATCACTAGAGCCACAGTTTACAGAACATTAGGATATTATATATGCCCAGCATTGACTAAGTTTAATTCAGAAGGTGACGAAGATCGTTTCCAACAAATGGGTACTTATTATCGTACAGCTTATGAAGATGAATTTTCCGACATATTGAGAGATGGTATTGAGTATGATGCTGACGAAGATAGTTCAATCGCTGATGCAGAGAAGGTGGCAATACATCAACTTAGATTGGTTAGATAGTGGTTGCAGTAAATATTAATGTTGAAGTTTCTGCGGCTAAAGGTGCATTAGATCAATTAAGAATTAAAATACCTAACGCATCAAGAAAAGCACTTAATAAAACAGCAATGTTTCTACAAAACGCAATTAAAGACAGGACAAGAAAAGGTAGAGATTTCAAAGGTAGAGCTTTTAGACCTTACTCACCTAAATATGCAAAACGCAGAGCAAAAGAAGGAAGAACAACAACACCTAATCTATTTAGATCAGGTCAAATGTTAGGGAATATGTCATTTAAAACATTTTCTAAAACAAAAGGACAAATATTTTTTCCTAATAGACAACAAAATTTGAAAGCATTTTACAACGATACACTTGGTGTTGGTAAAGCACAAATTAAAAGAGAGTTTTTCTCAGTTGGTAAAAAAGAAGAAGAAAAAGCAGTAAAAATATTTACTGATACTATGATGAGAGATTTAAGATTATGAGCGAAAGAGAAGATATTGCGGCACATATTGTTTCAACCTTATCTGCGGTTAGCAGTCCAATTACATTTGGTAAAGTAGAAAGAAATCCTTTTGATGCTGAAGAATTATCACAGCAACAATTCCCAGCAGTATTTGTTCAGACTGCTGATGAAACTAGAGAAGATATTACGATCAAGAATACTGGCATTACGAGACAAGGTACGATTGATTTTAGAATATTTGGTTTTGTTACTAATGGAAGTGCAACAACAACAAACATTGATACGAAAAGAAATCAATTAGTATCAACAGTTGAAACTGCACTAGATAGTGATAGAACTAGAAATGGAAACGCACTTGATACGCAAATCGTTTCTATTGAAACAGACGAGGGAACTATATTTCCTTATGGAGGAGTAATAATAACAGTTAGGTGCTTATACTCATTTACGAGTGGTACACCTTAAAGGAGAATTTTATGGCTAAAAGAATAAAGCTAGAAAATAAAGGCGATACAATTGAGGTTTGGGAAGATCAAGCTCAATCGCTCAAAGAGGCTGGTTGGAAAGACCCAGCAGAAAAAAAGTCTAAACCAAAACCTAAATCATTTAACATAGAAGAAGGAGAAGAATAATGGCTGTACATACAGGAAGTGCTGGACTCGTAAAAGTTGGCGGAAACACAGTAGCAGAGGTAACAGGATTTACTCTTGAAACGACTGCTGATGTAATTGAAACAACTGCACTAGCAAATTCAGCAAAATCATTTGTTGCAAGTAGATCAACATTTACAGCAACTATTGAGTGTCATTTTGACGAAACAGATACAAATGGTCAAAGAG